ATCTTTGAGTTGAACTAGACAACGAGCAAGACCTTGTAGGCGGTATTTTTCCTCAGTAGGCAAGTTTTCAAAGACTACCCCCATGCACAAGGATTGAAGTACCCTATTCATAGCTAGACGGCTTTCAGTATCCATTACACAAGAGAGAAGATCAGCACGATGTTGCTTGCCTGTTGGGGCTACATATTCAATAGAAAATGTCTCTTCTCTACTCACTAAGTCTTCTTCTTTTTTTGTACCTAAAGACTCAGCTTCTGCCTTGATCTTTCTTAGATCAATTGTTTCTTTCTTAGTCATCTCGTAATCCTTTCAAAATATATAAAAAGATATATCAAATTCACTAGTAAAGATCTTAAAAATTCTTACACTTGCCAATGAAACACAAAATGAAAGTGAGATTGATCATGAGTTTGATCTATGAGGATGATTAAGCATATGTTCAAAAAAGCCGTTTTCTGAACATTAGGCGTTGGTATGTGTACAAAATCATCAATTTTTGAACATTAAATATTTTTGTTTTTTCCCATAGTGAATTACAAAATTACTTTACTGTAGATATCCGTAGACGAACTTAACCTAGTTGTTCGGTATCCTTGATTTCAATTAACTTCAAAGCTTGGAAATTAATATTTGTCGCCATCAGTGTTTGGCGGTTTACGGTGAAACTTTGGCTCTCAGGTTTGCACCCCTTGATCAAATATCTTGTCTTTTGACCTGCACCAAAATCAGCTGAATCAGCCAATTCAAGATCAATCCCTTGAGTGAAGAAATTTACAACATCAACGGTTCTTTGTTGGTTGGTAGCGGTAGCAAGATGACTAGGTACTAAACCTTGTGCTGCTGATCCACCATCTGGGATAACTCGCATAAAGCCTACTTGACATGATACGGTACGACCCACTGGTTCAATATCATAACTATCAATGGAGCCAAGTACATCTACTCTTTGCAAGGTATAGTTTTCGGTTACGGTGATATTTGTGCAATAGCCAATTGCCTTACCGTCTTTTTTTACAATTGCGGATGCACCGCTGATTACTCTAGGTTGTACCATGGTTAAATTCTCCCAACATTAGCGGTAATTGTGATGAAATTGAGAGGCTCAATCCCTGCCATAGCATAGACAACGCTGATAGTATCACCGACTTGACGAACAACGACATCTTTGAAATCAAGGATCAAACCACTATCTCTTTGAAAGCTTAAGCGGTTGATTGTTAATCTTTGGACATTGTCTTTTTGAGCAACGGTTGATTTACTACCGATTTCACTATCAAGGAAGAGTCTTAAATCTCTAATACTCAAATTGATGCTTTCATTTGCTGAAACCTCAGTATAGAAGGGATTTAGATCCTTGAGCCAAGTAGTGATTGATCGTTCTACCTTTAAACCACGATCTTGACCATTCAAAATGACAATCCCTTTTTGGATAGCAAGGCTAGCATCTGCTTCAGGGTTGAAAGCTTGTGTTGTGCCAAAAATCTTAGGTTGTTTTCTTGTGAGAGGGGTAGCAACGCCTAGAGATGCTTGAAGACAAGCCATGAAGAAAGCCAATGCTTTAGGTTCTAGTGTCTTTTTCTCACCGCCAACAATAACGATAGGTGATTGACCTACAACGGCACAATTACGATCATTCAAGACTTTTACATATTGAGCATAGATTTGATTGAGTGTTAAGCCTGCACTTGTACCAACCCATGCATTTCTTTCAAGACCAGCTTCTACTGATGCCTTTACACAATGATCTTTAACAAGTTGGTGAATAGCAATGTCATCAGTGTATGCAACAACGATATTGATTTGCTTGTACACTAGAGCATCAAGAGCGGATTGCCAATCACTAGAAGTGAGGGCACCGATTGAGCCACCAATCAAGTTAAAGCCTACGGTTGAGCCTACTGGTCTATCACCGCTAACAATTTCACCTTCCACAACAAGACTACCATCAAGAAAATCTTTGAGGAAAGAGCAATCACAAGTGAGGGATAACGCACTTGATACAATGCTTAAACTTGCGACATTGTCGAGTTGTTCACCGCTAACAATGGATTCAGGCAAGACTACAACGATATCACTATTGCTTTGATTGATTGTTGTAAGAGTTGAGCCAATATTAGAGATATCGGTTAGCTTTGCTGAGTATAAGGATCCGCTGATTTCAATACTACCTGCATAATCATTTGCACCATCCAAAACAATGCTTGTGATTTGAGAGTAAAGTTGTCCCGTTGTGATTGTTGTACCGACTGCACCAGCTGGTAAGGTGGTAGTAGTTGTGATTGTGCTACCCGCTTCAGATAGACCATGAATTGTGATTGCTACGGCTGAAGGTGTGCTACTTGTTCTTTGGGTAAAGGTCAATGCACCGTTTACGATCAAATCACTGAAATCAATTGCGGTACCAGGGATAATGATTGATGAGGCAACATTCTTAATGAAGTTGAGAGCAAGCTTATCAGTAGCTTGATTGATCAATAGCTTGACATCGCTGAGAAGTGTACCTGTGTATTGTAGGCTTGCAATCTTGCCTTTACCAATACCAATGCTTTTCTCTACAAGGTTTCCACTCTCATAAACAAAAAGATCGTATAGATCGGCATCGCTACCATTTTCATCTAAAGCGACAAAAACACGATTGCCACATGTACCATAGTGTTTTGCTTTGATCTTGAGGCCGTTAATAGTCTTGCTTGCTTGTGTTGTATTGCGAGCATTCACGATTGTGATACTTGTGGGATTGCCACCTAAATCGGCTCTAGGTGAGAAACCGATCTGACCGAGTACATCTAAACCGTATTCCCCCCCAGTAGCTTCTAAGAAGGCTTCTAGGTTGTCATAGGTGTTGACGCTATCTTTTTGGAAGAGGGGGAAATCACCGACAAGAGCTACTGCACCGCTTGCAATGCTTGGATTTGTAGTAGGTGCTTGCTTGATTTCACCGTATACGCCGGGACGATATTTTCTTCCACCTTGAAAGATGATAGATGAAGGCATGAGAGTCTCCTTGATTAAATTTTCTTGTAGGTTGTGATATCCCCACCATTAAGATCGAGTTGCACAAAGATAGGCAATTCAATCGTTGATGTTGTGGATATTGTTGGCAAGTACATGTGATGAATTGCGGTAAATTTGAGCCTTCGCTTGAAATTTGCAAGTGAGTTAGACTCAGCACTCAAGGTTGTCTCTTGATCCATATCAGTACTTGATACAAACCTAAGATTATCATATCCAACCTTGATTAAGGCTGATTTGTATTGCATGAAACTAGCATGTGTAATTGCATGTAGGATACGGACTAAATCTTGATCTTGTGCATAGATATTGATATCCACCGATTGTAAGGTTAAGAGATGATGATGAGTTTCATCGCTCATATCACCCAAACCTTGAGTTTCAAAAGCTTGTTCCGTCAATTTGATACTGATCATAGGCAAGCTCTGAACTTTACCTTCATTCGCTAGATCAATTGAGATAGGACGCTTGGCTTGGGTATCCATAAAGAGCTGATAGAATTTAGATTGTAAGCTTGTCGCAATCGTAGGGAATAGCTGATTAAACCTTGTTTGATTAGAATACAAGGCTAAACCATTTCTCAGTATGTGACTAAAGTGAAGATCAAACATTGAAGAAATCCAGTGAGGCGGTGGCTTGAGTAAGTAGCGGTGTATGTAGCTCAGTAGGTTGCTTGTAAATTACCTTAGTATCCCTAATGCTATGAGGATAACTACCAATCTTATAAATAGGATGCATGTAATAAGAGATAGAGAATAATGTGTTAGGTTGGGGGGCAAGGCTAGGAGATAGACTAAAATCAATCTTACCGTCATTTGTGATAGTGAAATGCTCATCTTGAACGAGTACCGCACCCACAATTCCCAAACCTTGAGCATTTGCTTTTTGAAGGTAAAGTACACCAATTTCAACCTCCCCCGATGCTAAATTCATTGATCTTTTAATGATGGGGTAACGAGTACTAGCGACTAATCCACTACTTGGCATTGTCACGCTCTCAGTGTATCTCATGACGGAATGCTGAAGAATAAGCTTATCCCCAAAAGCAAGTAAATGCTCTGGATGTGTTGTGATATTAACTTTCTCATCACGATATACACCATACTCACTCACGGAATACACGCCCCCCATGCTTGTGATAATAGCCATGATGATTTGAGGGGAATGTAGGATAATCCCTTGACCCTTACATACGGGGCAAGCATTATTAAAGCCAGTGGTGCTACCTACGGTGCTTGAGATAGTGGATAAATCTAAACCTAAATCACTACCTTGTTGCCTACAAGGACATTCAGCCGTTTGATACCACAAGACTTCTTGCCCTTTTTGATCAACCAATTGCTTAAATTGCTTGTCCATGAAATCAACACGATTTTTCCGTTGATCCATTTGATTAAGAGGTAATTGCATGCTCAAGCCTTTCTAAATAATTGCTATATTCATAGCACGATATTTAGCTTTGAGTTGAGGGATAACTTGAGCAAGCTCAGCTTGGTATTGCTTGATCAAAGCATTGTAAGCCCCCGCATCACCTGATTTAGTTGTACTAATACTTTGAGACAAGCCGTCAACACCTAAACTAAAATTAGATATACCCGCACCAAAAACGAGATTACCACTTACACCGAGAGGAAGAATGCTAGCCATCAAGCTAATTGCCTTAATCAAAGCTGGCTCAACGGTTGTAAGTTTCCATGTGATTTGTGTATCTTGAGTAGGTGCTTGTGATACCCCAATTGTGAAGACCTTTGTCCCCGCTATTTTCATCTTGGGATTTAATGACCCATTGCTTGCACCCGTAAACTCGCACTCAACAATAGGCTTGGTTGATAGTGTAGCACCTGGTATTGTCACATCCACGCTTGTTTCCCCCGCCTTAATTATGGCAATACCTTCTTCAAATCTAAATCCCGCAATGTAATCAACACCCCAATAGCCCGGAACATTTACATAAGGATTGAAAATATCACCAAAGACAAGAGGCATACCACTTCTAAAGAAATATGAGCCTATGCTTTCGCTAGTAGGTACTAAATTGACAATCCCCGCCTCTGGCTCAATCACATTAAACCACGAGATAGGCATGACCATAAACGGATTATTACCTATTTGTAGTTTAACCTCAGTGACATTCACTACTGGACGGTGATTAAGATGCCATGGCCAAAAGCTTTCTCTATCTTTGATATTAGCATCATGTCTTTCCCCTACTACTCGTAGAGGATCAATCACAATCCCTAATTCCATCTCAAGAGATGAGACGGCTTGCTTGATTGCATCAGTGAGTAAAAAATCACTAAACGGACTACCTTGATCCGTTGTCAAATCAATTCCACCTAAATATGTTTGTCTTAGTCTTTGGGGGGTAACAAAATCAAATATGCTCATAGGTACTCCACTAGGGGGACTATGATCCACCCTTCTTTTTGCTTGATTTCTTTGGCTTGGCAACCTCAAGCTCTTCTTCCCCTATCATACTTAAAATTAAATTGTCTTGCTTATCTTCTACTTGTAGTTGCTTATCCTCTTGTTTGCCTTCCTCGCTCTTGTCCTCATACCATGAAAAAAAATTGAAAAGCGATGGATTAGATTTAATGTAGGCTACTTCTTTATCTGTGAATTTAGTTAAAACCTTACCGCTTGGCATCTCAACCACAAATTTTAAATTCTTCATTCTAAGGGTAAATTCCCCTGTACCCATTGTAAACTTACGATTATAGATCAACATGGTGAGATGCTTCCCTTAGTTAATATCTTAGAAATTAGCGTTTAAATAGTTTGCTGCAACGCCAGACGCATTGTTTGTGCCAGCATTACGAACAACCCAGAACTTGTTAGGAGTCTTAACCATGAGTGAGCCGAAAAGCATAAGCAAGAAAGGCTTAGTTGTGCTTACTTGTGCTAAATCTTTTCTCATGAAATCCATAAGTTTAGCGAAAGCCATTTGACCTGGATCATGGTTTGCAAAAACAATGTGAGAGCAACCATACATGAAGTGATTTACATCAGCAAAGTTGTTACCTTCAAGTTGGCTTGCGGATACTTCCATCAAGAACTTGAGAGTATCAGTATTGACTGCATTTGCTGAGCTTGCCTTAGCGGTACGATATAAACGATAAGAAATAGCTGGGTTACCACTACGGCTGATCTTCATGCTAACTTTATCACCTGATGCAATTTGAACGGCATCAGAAACGATAGGCAAGGTCATACCGAGTTTATTTACGGCTACTACTGCATACTTATAGAAACCAGCATCACCAGCTTTGAATTTGCTCTTACCAGATGCATCAGCACTTGCGGTTGGTTGTGTACCGAAAGATGCAACAATACCATGACCAGCCAATTCAATTGAATTAGGCTTTTCAGATCTTTCTAAGAATGGAGCGGAAACAATTTCTACTGGACCATATGGAGCCATAACGGTGATTGATTTAACACCTGCAACAATGGAATTACCGCTAACACTGATGTCATAACGACCTTGTTCATTGAATTGCTTTTGTAATTCAGCATAAACATTAGGAGTTACATAGATAGTATCAGGTTCACCGAAATTTGGGCTTGAGTATACTGCACCAAGGATTTCTTGGAGTAACAAGATTGTAGGTGCACTACCTTCTAAATCCCATGTATTTGAACGATAAGGACGACCTTGACCATCAACAATTGCACCGCTTGTGCGTTCAATTTGCTTGATCAAACCATCAAAGCCATCTGGATTGACATCTTCATCACCAAACCAAAGAGCCTTTTCCATCTTCTTGAGAAGAGTTAAAGTACCTCTTTCGGTTTCTTCAGCGAGAGCGGTTGAGTTACCACCAAGAAGAGAAAGCATAGAGGCCATATCAGAAACTTGACGGCGTTCAGCCATGAATTTGATCTTGACAAACTTGCGTTCATATACTGATTGATTTGTTGCAAGAGTATCGCTACCGCCTTGACCTTCAGAGATGAATGGGGAAGAGTCAAGACCGTTTTCAATCACTGAAGTATATTCATGAACAAAATTGTTAGCGGTTGTCTTAGCTAATTTCTGCCACAAAGTGAGGTGCTTTGTTTGGAAGGTAGCAATCGCAAGATTTGGTTCAATGCTTTGAAGAGCAAGAGGAGAAAGAGAGCCATCGCCCATTTGTGCGGGGGTTTGATACCCAACAAAACCAGGTGTAGCTTTACGGATGGCATCATTCAAACGAACTAAATCGCTGATATTGACCATGTCATTATTTTGTGGTAAACCGAACATATGTGTGGCTCCTAGAGATTATATTGTTTGCGAATATCAGAGGGATTTGCACCGATTGTCAAAAGAGATACGGCACGACTTAAATCGTGTTGTCTTGCCTTATCGTTGCTCTTTTGTAATTCGTTCATAGCTTTTTGGATCAAAGCGGGGGAGTCAATGAAATCATCTTGACCGTTTGCTTGTCCATTTAAAGGATGAGCTTCTGGAGCAACATGAGTAACGGACTTTTGAATAGGTGCACTTGTCTTTGGTTGACTAAGAGCATCAACTTTTTGAGTCAAAGCTTCAATTGTTTTTGCCAAAGCTTCAATAGTGGTAGCTTGTGCATTCAAAGCTTGATCAGCGGACTTGGCAATTTGTGTTGCTTTGGTCATGGTATCCCCTTGAGATGGAATGCTTTTTTTGAGAGCGATAAAAAATTGATCTACCGCATCTTTTGTCATTTGTTTTTTCATCTTTAATCCTTTACAAAGTACTCTCTAATGATATCGGTACATTTGCGAGTGATTGATTTCAATTGATCTTCGCTCATTGTAGGAAAATGCTTTTGGATACGAGAAAGTAAATCACGGCTTGATACAATACTAAGATCAGGAATTGACTTTTTAGCATAGCTAGCCTTGTATCCACCTTGCTTTTGCATTGCA